CTTTTTACTTACCTCTTCCTTTAAGTTGGTAAAATATGACAGAATTGTTTCATCTGTTTTTACACTTTCCTTGTTAATCCTCTTGATTTCTGTCTCAAGAGTTTGTTTTAGTTTATTTTGCTCCCCTAAAAGTGCTTTTTTTAGTTTTCTGTCATCATCTTTAAATTCATGCTTATGATCATAAACCCTTAGAGTGATTTCTTTGAGTTCTTTATAAATTTTGTCCTTAGATTCTGAATATACATTCTTAAAATCTTTAAAATCAACTTTTTGCTCAAAATCCTTAACTTCAATAGTTTCAACTAATTCAGAAACTCTTAAATCAATGGTATCTTTAATTAAATCAAAGTGACTTTCTACTTTTTTAAAGTCATCATCTATAACACCAAAGGTTTTTCCAATCCATGAAAAGTCTGGAACCTCATTTACCTCATTAACCCACTTTGGGAAGGTTGGAATATTGTCATTTATCTCTTCAATCCTTAATTTAAGTATATCAAGGTCATTTTCGTAGTATTTTACCTCAGGAAGAGACTCAATTTCTTCCTTAATTCTTGAAATTTTGCTATAAATTAGCTCAATATCACCTTCATAGTACCTAACTTCAGGAACTTCAGGAATTTTTTGCTCAATTTCAGATAATTTTACCTCAAATTGCTCATTTTTTGCCTTAAGATCATAAATTTTGTCACTTTTAAGGTCATACTGTGAGAAATTTTCTTGAATTTCTGCAATTTTTTCACTTATCTGACCAATTTCATCATCATATGACTTAATTTCAGGTATTTCAGGTATTTGTTTTCTTACATCATTGACTAATTTGACTAACTCTTGCCATTCAGGTGCTTTTACAACGTCAATAACTTCTGCAAATGTGTTTCCATTTGCATCTTCAATAGTTTGATTCTCTTCTAGAGGGTGAGTTTTATATTCTTCTACTGATGGTAATTCTTTTTCTTCTTCAATAAAATCCTTATAAGAGGGCAGTTCACTCTCCTCTAGATAATCATTTATTGACGGCAAGTCTTCTTTATTAGACATTCTATTAGTAATAATACTTTGGGATTTCTCTCCCTGGTGTATTATTTATCAGTATTATTCTTCAGTAACTTTTGCAGTTCTGCAGTTGATCCAACAAATAAAGCATTATTGACTGTGGTTGGACCTTTATTAACTTTTTCTTCCTCAACATCTTTTAACTTTTGTTGAAGAGTCATTAGTTTATCTGTGGCATCAGCAACATTTTTAATTAACTGACCAGCAACCTCATATGCTCTTGGCATTTCACTTTCTTGAGCAAGTTCTAGAATACCATTGATTGCTTCTTGACCTTTTTCTATAATAGAGTATAGATTTCCTCTTGTATATTCATAATCTTTTTCTACATCATTTTTGACAATATGAGCAGGTTTATCTTTACCTGGTGTAATGTCTATGATACTATCATCAGTCATAACAGTCCACCATCAAATCCAAAGTTATCACCAATATCAATGAATCCTGCATCAGATGCTTCAATGCCAGAGACTGCTGCTCCAAGAACATGATTTGATGCTGTGGTTTTATCTTGTCCCCTGTCCACAGTTAAGTTATTACCATTTACAGATTTAACAAACATTTCCTCATCACCAATAGTGATGTATTGTTTGGCAGTAATTACTGAACCATTTGAAACACTAATTATAGTTTCTGTGGCATCAACATCTTCAGCAAGTTCTGTAAGTACATTGCCTGTGTAGTTCTTAGTTGCTCTTGGTGCTACACTATATGAAACATCTCTACTATATGCTTGACCAGAAGCAGTTCTCTGACCAGATACGTAACCAATTTGTACTTTTTTAATAACATCACTTGAAACATCACTGATTGGTCCATATAGATTTGTCTTTGCAGAAAATCTTAGTGTGTAAACAAGTGCTCTTCTAGTATCAAAATTACCTTCATAATCATCTTCCATTGACACATTTTCAAGTTGAACAGGTACATTTACAACTTCTCTAAGTTCACCAAGAAGTTTAATTGGAAGTGTATATGATGGTTGAAAATATGGCAAAATCTGTTCAATAATTTGCAAAGCATCATCATTTAACTTTGTCATTATTGAAAGTTCAAATCCCATATTATATGGGACAGGCATAAAAACTTTTTTTGTTTTTGTTCCTGAATCAGTTACAGGATGAAATGCTTGTGTTTGAGTTGCTTTTCTTACAGGATCATATTGTAAATCAGTAAATTCAAATGACATTCTTGGAAGAGTCATTTGAACTGGTTTATTCAAATCTGCTTGTTGCTCCAGTCTTGCTAAAAACTTTTGAGTAGGTCCATATGCAAGTGGAACTTTAATGACACTGAAAGTATCATCATTAGCATCTTTTTTGTGGATCTCAATTCCGTTAAAGAGAGAACCAAATGCTATGATTACTGATCTAAAGATCTCATTGTAAAAATGCTCAAACATTTTATTGTTACTTTTTATTTATTTATCAAGGCATACCAAATGGATTTATTTTGGTAAAATCAATGATTGCATCTGCTTTTGTTTCAATAGTATCATTATCTGCAAATGGATCATTTAAATCATCTTTATTGACAAGTCTTACTGCAAATGATGCACCTGATTCTGACCCAACAATATTTTCACCAACAAGGAAAGCTCCATCAACAATTGATACCTCAAGAGTATTGTTTACAGCATCAAATTCTTTAACCCTTGCAGTAGTGCCTGAACTTGAACCTGTAACAATTTCATTAAATATATAACTTCCTGTTGCTACACTTGCTGGAGGTGCAGAGAAAGTTAAAGTTGGAGTGCTTGTATAACCACTACCAGGATTGACTATGAATGCAGCAGTAACAATACCTGCAGAATTAATACGTCCTACACCAGTTGCAGTTATACCTCCAATTGGTGGAGAGGAGAATGTTATAGTTGGATTTTCAATGTAACCAGAACCAGAGGCAGTAATCGTAATACCAGATATACTTGTATTTGTTGTTAATCCAGTGGTAGCAACTGCTCCATTACCCCCACCACCACTAATTACAATTAAAGGTGCAACTGTGTAACCAGAACCAACATTTGATAGTAATATGGAATTAACAGAACCACCTTTTGTTCCATCACATCCAACAAAGTCATTAGTTATAGATGCTATACCAACAGCAGTTACTCCACCTGGAGGAGAAGAGGAAAACCCAACTTTTGGTGCTGATGAATATCCACCACCCATATTTGTTATTATTGGAATAGTAATCCCACCAGTTGTTGTGGTTGCTGTTCCAGTTGCTGTAATTGCCTGACCAATTAAAGTCAGAGTCTGCATGTAACCTAGTTGTTCAATCTCATCATCAATTGTCTCTACACCAGTGTCAAGAACTTCATCTTCAAATCTGTACAGTTGACATTTCAACGTATATACATAATTTTTTTGAAGTTGGTAGAATGGTTGTTCATGTTCAACATAATTAATCTCAAATAATCTATCACCTAGTGGGAAGAAAATTAAATCACCCTCTTTTGGTCTAGTAGACAACTCAATATTTGGTATATTTTTTATAAGTGGAGTAATATAATTCTCATATCTTTCTCTTGATACAATCAGTGTTAGGTCATCTTGCTCTTCAATTCCAAATTTTGATAATAATGTTCCCTGACCACCATATCCTTCATAACTATCAAGATATGCTTCTATAGGATATGCATTGTTAAATTCAGATTGAATTACTTCTCTAATAACAGTATTTTTAGTAACATATCTTCTAGGAATATAATATATTTCAATTCCATACATCTGCAACTGCTCGTTGACCAGACTCTGTATGAGATTTTGCTCTTGTTTAGAGTTGTTTAAAAAATACGGATTGAGCATGTGATCAACCTATCAAATCCATTGGTGGTAACTCATACTTACTTAACATCTCAACCTTGATTTCATCAAGTTCTCTTTGACCATCATCAAAGAGTTGTCTGCCATTAAATTCAATTCCCCCAGGTAGTTTTACACCTGTAAATTTAATGAGGTTCTGTCCCCATTGCCTTTTAATTAAAGCGGTCAAATATCTTTTTAAGAAAGGATCATTATATACTCTTGTATAATCATTTGGATTAAGTGCTCTATAACATTCAAGAATAATAAATTCATCTTTTTTCAAATTATCCCAATCTACATCAAGATACATTCTATCTTGTCTAATATTAAATCTAATTCTCTTGTGAGTGTTAAGGAGAAAATCCATTGTCTCCAAGTAACTCATTGACATTGAATATGATAGCAGGTCAGTGCTACCAAAGTAGTAAATATCATTCAAGAACAATTGATACTTGAAACTAAACATGTTAGAACTACTTGCTGCCTGAGCATCGTCATATTTAAATATTCTTTCAATACCTATAACTTGGGGTGGGACTTGAATATAATTGCTATTTTCATAAAAAGCAAAGTTTGTAGAATCACCACCAACTGTAGTGCTTACTGTAGTTGAAGTGATCCCAGTTTGAGTGGTTGCACTTGAAGCACCTGGAGGTCTTGCTTTACCTCTTTCTACATCTTTTTCAGTAATTTGATACTTTAAGAATGTTTTTTCAACACCATCATAGTGTCTTTCTTGAAAATGTTGAATGGCATCATCCATTAAGTCCTGAAGTTGTTCTTCAGCAACGTTAATTTCTAAGACAGGGGCACCTAACTGTCTTAAACAATAATCTATAAGTTCTTGTCTTGAAGAAGGTTGTGCCATTATACACTATATCCTTTTTTATATTTAGTTATACGGAGAGACCTCCTTCTACTACTACATTTCCTGATACCATTTTGTAAACTGTAGATGCTGAACTTACAACATTAATGTCAAAATAATATCTACCTGGTTTCAAATCTTTTGTAATAGTATCTGTAAGTGAAATATTAAATTCACCAGCAGCAGCACTTGAGATACCACTAGTGAATGTGGTTATTCCTCCTGAAGATGATCCAATGGCAACACTTTTCTTTAATTTACCATGAACAGCATAACCAGATAAATCAAA